AGTCGGTCTCTTACAGCAGCCTTTGCCCCTGCAATCATGATCAGTTGATCTTTTCGCTTTTCACCTTCAGCTGATCTTATTTTTCGCTCTGCTATCTGCTCTGGTGTCATTGGAACCATATTTCCATAAATCCAAAAAAAAGCAGTGAATCCGATCGTTAACAGAACGATCCATGTCAAAAGTCTCGTTTTCCTTGGTTTTTTTGCTCCGCATGACGGGCATGAATCAGCCTTCGTTGACATCTGACCGCCACATTCCTTGCATTTGATTAGTGCCAATTCATCTGCTCCATAGAAAAAATTGACTCTATCAAACAGCCTGCACAAAAACCCGGATCAGATCCGGGTCTTCGCTTGATTGGTAGCCGTCCTTGGCCGGTGAGTCAGGCTGCGTTCTCCCTGTACTGGTTCAGACCAAGGCGGCGCTGAACGGCATCGAACTCTCGATTCAGCTCCTTGAGATTGTGCAGCGCCGTAGATCCATCCTTGAAGTGGTCGATCATCTCAACGCCTGCGCGGCATCCAAGGCCAGTCAGGTGGGCGTACAGGTTGTATTTCCTGAAGATCTTGCTGACCCACGAGAAGTGATGCGACACGAGGAAGACCTCGTATAGCTGCTTGTCCGTGAGCATGGTTCCATGAGCAGATGCCCTTCCTATCCACTCACCATCGATGGCATATGCCGCGACGAAGTTCCTTGCCGCATCAAGCTGGTCGGCAGGGATGTCGGCGGCAGACCTGACACCGAAGGCGGCGTGGGTCTGCGACCAGAGCTTTGCTGTGGCACGGCGCTGGACTGCGGATGGTAGGCCAGCAACCTTCCCCTTGATCAGCGCGCCGAGCATGTGGAAGCCGTCAGTTCCGATGGTCTGCCCAAGCAGGGTGCTCATGCGGTCTCCGGCATCCTCGTACCGGCCGTGCTTGCGGATCGCCGGCAAAACCTCGGCTGTCACCCATTTCTTGAAGCGCTTGGCCTCAGCCTTGCGGCTGCGGAGGATCGCCGAGTAGAGGCCGGACTCGTTGATGAGCAGCATTTCTTGGTCCCCGCCAAGGGTACTCACAATCTGAGTACCCTTTTCATCACCGTCTAGATTGCGCGCCATGTTGGCTGCGTCACGGTATTCCAGGGCGTCCGACACATCAGCCGCGACGAACCACGGCTGATCATCAATCAGCATGGCCCGCACCTGCCTATTGCCGAAGTCGAATGGAATCACGTTGGCTTGTGCTGTGGTATTCTTGCTCATGACGTTTTCTTCCTGATCGTTGACTACGTTGCTATTCGAAGCCCTGGCGTCTCGTACACGCTGGGGCTTCTTCATTTCAGGCCTCATGCGGCCTTCCTTTTCAGCTGAGCTAGCATTTCCACCAGCTGAGCATTCATAGAGCGGTTCTGCTCCTTTGCTTGTTGCTTCAGCCAATCCATGAGGTCAGCCGGGATGCGGACTTGCGTGCGCGTCACTTCCATAAGCACCTCCTCTTTTAGTGACTGAGTGTCACTATACGAACCCATTTTCGTAGTGTCAAGATAGTGACATGGAAGATATCTACCGCTCGCAATTCCGTCTGCCGTACCCCTTGTACGAGCAGCTCAAAGCATCTGCGGATGCCAACCACCGCTCTGTCAATGCGGAGCTTGTCGCTCGCCTTGAGCAGTCGTTCCAGCATGAGAGTCAGCCGAGCAAAATGGCCGAAAAGGCTTTGGCCTTGAGCGGTGAGAAGCAGCCAAGCGAAGAGGCAAAAGCTTTGGCTAAGCGCATTTCCAAGGAGGAACTTGAGGCGTTGCTGACGGTGATTCTTCAGATCAAGTAATGGCCAATTGCACGCCCTACTCCCAGGCTCCCATCGCCTGATCAAGCGTGACGACTGGCTCGTCGTGATACGGCGCGAAGTCGCTGATCTTGTGCCCGCCGTTCTTGCTGTGCGCATTGGCGTATAGCGCAGCAAGCAAGGCAGTCCCGCGCTCAACCCGCATCCCGACGTTCAGGCTTCCACGCTTCGCCCTGTACCGAGCCCAGGCCAGGAACTCCTGATAGCTGATCCGCTCCTGAGCCTCGGCAATGGTCCTACCGCCGACGCCAGACAGGACCAGCTCATGCCAAAGCTCGTCCTGGTCGGTCAGCTCTGAATCTTTCCCGCCTGGTTCACCTCGCCAATGACGCTCAGCAGAGCCATGGTCAGGTTGCCGTCCAGCGGGCCTCGCTCGGGGTCCGCCTCACCGGTGATGTCCTCGGCGGTGAACACCGCCTTGCCTTCAGCGTCGCAGATGCACGCAGCGATACGCCCGGCCACGCCATCGACCTTGCCATTCAGGGCCATCAGGTCGGACACCGCGGACTTGTAGGAGAGCGGGCGGACGTAGACGGTGGCGGCGAACTCCTGCTCGCCCTGCTTCCACTTGATCTCGCGCTCGACAGGGCGCCCGGTGAAGGCGCCGGCCTGCTTCAGGTTGTCGATGGTCAGCAGCATTACGGAGCCACCTTAGCGATCCATGCGGATCCGCCAGTGCGTTGGATGGTCACGGCGCTGGTCACGACGGTGTTCGCGGCGAAGTCGAACGGGAAGTCGCTGACGTAGCCCTGGAAGGTGAACCAGGTGCGGCTGGTCGGCAGAACGAAGTCGCCGTTGGTGTCGACGGTAGGCACAGCGGTTCCATCGCACCAACCGACAGCCCAGCTGATAGTTGGGCTCGGATCGGTCTCGCTCATCTCATGCAGGCGGATGTGCGAGGCGTTCTCCGGATCGGCATTGACGGTCAGCGAGGCCTGCCCGGGCGTGCGAAGGCCTGGCAGGTAGGTGCGCGTGGTGTCTTCCAGGCAGGTGGTTTCGATCTGGTCTGCCGGCGCGCCGCCCGGGGTGAACGCGGTAGCGCAGTCGACCGCGACAACCTGCATGCTATCCGGATCGATGAAGTAGATGTTCGTGCCTTGGGCAAGCTTGGCCATTGATGTTCTCCAGTGGCGGGCAATAAAAAACCCGCTCATGGCGGGCTGCTGGTTGATTGTTATCGACTGACGAACCAGTCGACATCGAAGCTTGATCGGTACCTGTTTGTGTCCTGGTCGCGAGACTCTCCGCCCCATCTGACGATGTGAGCATGCGGCTCGATGGCATCGCGCAGAGCCGTCGCTATGCTGCGTGCGGTGGTACCTGTGTCGGCGTAGACGTCAACTTGGACGGTGAAGCTGTCGATGTCAGGCCGCTGGTTGATGTAGTTCTCTGGGGATCCGCCAACGAGCTGCCAGACGGCATACGGATAGACCACTCCCTGCGGCGCCTCTCCGAACGGATACAGGCGAGTCGGGGAAGCTCCGAGCAATGCAGTCACGCCGGCATCTGCAGCGCAAACGGCGAAGATTGGCGGGTACATCTAGCCTCCTGCTGCTGCTTTCTTCGCAGCGCGCTTGATCGCTCGTTCGACGGCCTTCTGATATTCGCGAATGAAGGTATCCGTCGCGGCGTTGATGTTCTGCTCGAGCGCCGGCCGCATGAACGGATGCGAGCGGGTCTTCTCGGTGCCGAACTCAAGATGCCTCCAGGTGCGCGTGTCACCGCCAGGAAGGCCTGAAAGATCAGCACTTGACCGGTTACCGCCGGCGCCACCGAGTACGCCGACTCTGAAGCCTAGGTTTCCGGTTTGCTTGAACAGGCGCCCATTCCAGCGCTCGACGATGTTTTTGCTGGTGTCCTTTGCTGTTTCAGGATCATCCAGGCGCTTGGCATTCTCCTTCGCCGCGTCGCGAATGACTTGGGCGGCCTTGCGCAGCGCAGAGCGACCGCCTTTGCGCTTCATGTCGTAGGTGATTGACTCAAGCTTTCCGAGAAGCTCATCAAGGCCGATCAGGCTGAACTCGACAGAGTCAGTCATGGCCGGTCTTCCCACTCGAACTCGATTGTGCCCTGGGCTGCGCCGGTCCCGATGCTATCCATGAGGATATAGAAGATCGAGACCGGGATGCCCCTTGGAAGGTCTGGGCGTCCGGCGACTGAGGTGGTTTGACCGGAGGCCGACGCAGTTCGCTGCCTCAACACTGCGAACCTAGTCCCGTCCTTGTTATAGGTGCCAGCGGTTGCGATGTCGAAAGTCAGCGGCGAAACGTAGAAGGGGGTGGGCCGGTCACTCATGTTGTTTTTGGCGAATACCGGCATCGCCGACGTGTCCCAGACACCGCCGGTCACGCTGCCTCCCTGCCATGTCGAAACCCGCACCGCGCCCGCGTCAACGTTGAGCGTGATGGTCTGCAAAATCACATTGAGCGGAACTGTGACCCGCATCAGGCGGGTTGTGCCCGCGCCGATAGACGTGTTGCCTGCTTCGTTTTCGGCTGAGAATTCGTACTGCGCACGGAACTCTCTGCCGGCATAGAAACCCGTGCTCCCCTGGTCGACGCGCATCCTTCGGTTCGGGCCATCTCCGCCGTCGGTAAGCAGATCGAAAGGAGGATGGGCAATCGTCTGCTCTGCATGGGTTCCGTCACCCATGTCGATCATCCGTTTGACCGTGTTTCTCAGGGCGCGGAAAAATTCATCAGCCATCAGATACGCCCTCGCTCACCGGAAGTGTTAGGTACTCCAGCCCTGACTTCTGGTCTGCCAGAACGCCGTGGATGTTGTAGACCTTTCCTCGGTGCAGGGCGCGCATGGTGGCGTCAACGTCAGCTCGATAGCGAATCACAATGCGAGCAGACACCTCGGACTGGCATGCCTGCGCTGCGATGAACTCGCGGGCGCTCAGAGGATCTATGCTGGCCCAAACTGACGCGACGTCTTGCCACCCTGGAATCATCTCTCCCGTTTGTGGGTCTTGGCTCGTTCCTTGGCTCTGCAGGGTGATGCGGTGGCGCAGCTTGCCGTTGCGCATGTCATACCCCCAGGCCGATGCGGTAGAAGTGCAGTAGGCGGTGCACGGCTGGATTGTCTTCGACAGACACTCCGACGAACTGCGCCTCGCGGTTCTCGTGAAGATCGGCAGCGATCAGCAGCACGGCCGCCCGAACAGATGGCGGAACCGGAACTTCAGACGAGTTCTCATCGATCCACGGTATCGATCGGCCGAGGTACTGCTCAGCATGATCTACGGCCGAATCAAGGATCAGCTGAAGCTGCGGGTCGCTCTCGGTGTCAGGGCCAGGGTCGAGGCGCAGGTGCCATTTGAGGTCGGCCAAGGTCGGTAGGCTCATGCCGGCCTCCGGAATGCGTAGCTGATGATTCCCTCGCGGCCAAGCTGCGACTCGATGTCGTTGTACTCGACGCAGGCGAATCCCTGACGATCGAACCAGCGAATCAGGCCATCGTGCGTGAAGTACCAGCAGTGCTCACCCGGCTTGAAGTGCTTGCTGGCCAAGCAGTGCGCCTGGTCTCGGTAGATCGGCATGGACACGAAAACCCACTCCCCCACATGGTCGAGCAGCCTCTCAGGCTCGGGGATGTGCTCAAGGCTGTCCCAGCAGCTGATTGCCTCGGCGTGGTGCTGATACGGGTCGTAGTAGCGGTCATGCGCCTTCAGCCAGGCCACAGCCTCAGCGTTCACGTCGAATCCCATGCCGTCCGACTCAAGCACGAAACGACCACCACCAATGCCGATATCAACTGGTGGAATCTCGGTATGCCTGCGGACCATCTCCACGCGGGCCCTGGTCAGGGCCATGCCAATCTCGGTTGCGTCAAGGGCCCGGTACTTCTCGAAGTAGGGGCCGCTGTAGTCCATCGGCCGACGGCCGTGCCAGCCCATGCCAAGCTCTTCAGACCAGAGCAGGCAGTCGGTCAGCCCAGGCGGCAAGGCGTGCGTCATAGTCGGCGATCCTCTTGTCACAGGTGTGCTGCTTCTTGGTGCAGCGGCAGAAGCTGTCCGGCACCACGAAGGCAATCCGGCTCAGGTCCATGGATGGATGGGTTATCAGCTCTGGGGCGTTGTAGCCGCCCTGCCCGCCGCAGACGATCCACGCAGGTACCCGGGCGGCGATACAGGCCGGCACGATCCAGCCGATGCCACCGATCACCGCAGCAGCGTTCTGCACCAGGGCGAGCAACTGCTCGACCGGAAGCTCACCGGCGTGGAACTGCAGATCAGCCGGCGGCAGCGGGTCTAGCGCCCACTCCTTGCCGTCCTCAAGGTCAGCCACGGAAACGACTGTGTATCCGCGCCGGCGCATCTCTTCGGCAGCATGGGCGAC